TTATCCTATCAGCGAAAAATATTCATCAACGACCATGATCTCGTCCGTGGTCGTTTTTAAATTGTGTCGATCCATAAAACGAATATAGTTGAATTCGTGGCCTTCGTCCAGCTCCTCCCGAATAAGAGCCCGGATCATGGCCCGATTCGCTTCGTTCTCGCACTTGATTGGGTTGATGGTGTATTGGGCCTTGGAATGGTTCAAGTGAGCTATTTCGTGCAAAATGACGCGTTTTTGAGCCTCCTCAGACAGCGCCTTGTTTACGAAGACAATCTTCAATTCATCTATTATCATTCCCGGTCGTTGCCATAATTCGTTATCAAAATAAGCTAGTGTAACACCGTTAGAGTCAACTAACTCTTCAATGGTCATAGGCTATCTACCTCTCAAGTATATTTCTATGATATTTTGAATCGCGTCAATATCTTCTTCAGTAAGTGGCTTACCGTCAAATGTTTTGGCGTTTTCAGCCATCTTTCGCAGATCCTCAGAGGTATACCCACCGATGGTTTCGTCCGATGCGATCCGTGGATTGTCTGTTCTACCTAGCAGATAGTCAGTGGATACGTTGAAGTAGTCAGCGATTTGTTGAAGCCGTTCAGCAGAAGGTTGATTCCTTTTCAACCCGTACAAAGAATTTTTGCCTAGTTTTAGCTTATCTTCTAAAGTATTTAGCGAAATCCCTTGTTTTTCACATAAATCTTTTACTATTTCAAAAGTAGAAAACATTGATTTATCAGCCTTTCTTAGACATGACAAAAAATATTTTATAAAATACGCAAAAAATAGTTGACATTGTTTCGCGTTTACGCTAAAATAGTTTTTGTAAGTTAATGAGTTAGTCAAAAACGAAGTTAAAACTTATCTAAAAATAAATAGCTTTGGCGAGCAAATGAGTTGATAGATATAAGGTTTTATCAAGGTTTTTAATTATGCTTTCATTTTAGCAGATACGCTAAAAACTGTCAAGCGATAATGTAAAAATCACTAACTCAATTTCTTACAAAAATAAAAAACGTACCCCAGCTGCTATCTGAAGTACGTTACGGAAATTGTTCTGCTCAAGCTAATAGCAGTAGCTAACAACACTTCGCTGGTATCGCCCCCAGCACTGCAGTTGAAATAGTTAGGGACTTTGGTCTACGAGAAGTTGCGCTTTTTAACGTGGCTACCTCCCACGACTGAACTCGCACCTATTTTTACGACTCTTGCTTGTCGTTGCTGGCAACCAGACCAGAAATAGAGTTTAACTACTGAGACACAGTACCTTTCAAAAATTCTGCCAATATGCATCAGCTCCTTTCTGCTAACAAAGGTAGTTTCATTATATGAAAAGTAAGAATGTTTGTAAAGGCATTATTTGTCAAAAGCTAGGGCAGACCATAGTTTCCGTAAAAAACATTCATTATTTTCACTTACAAAGAAAGGAGAGAAATATGCCAAACATGGACAACGGTCGTCAAAAAATTTTGGATTACCTGAAAGAAAATGATCTAACAATGGCTACTCTAGCCGTTCAGTATAGCATGACACGCCAAGATGTTACAAACATTTTGAATGGAAAACTGAAAAATCCTCAAGCACATCGATTTGTCGCCCGGGTGATTGAAGATTTTAAAATTCGGTAACAAAAAACGCCGGATGAAGAATCCGACGCTTGCTTAAAATATCTATCTTAATTATATCAGAAAGTGCTTGCCCGCACAATTGGAGGAACGAAGAAATGGAGGAAACAAAATTGCCTCCCTTGATCTCGGACGAGATCGCGAAAGTCTATCTAAAACAGATGATTGAGATCATGAAGGAAGAGCTCAAGGAAGAAATAGAATCGGAAAGATTACCACTAGATCAGAAAGCCTTAATGAAGAAGTTCGGGTTCGATCATGGCTACATTAAAAAGCTAGAACGGAGAGGACTTGCATTTCGTAAGCAAGGAAAGAAAAAAATGTACGACGTCCGGGACGTGTACGAGATTTTGGAAATGGAAAAGGAGTATATCAAATGTTAGAACCAAGTCTTACAAGTCAATTATTAGGAGCGGGAACGATCGCGATCAGCTTCTTCGTGGCCGGCTTTATCACTTGTTTAATTGACGTTAAACGACAAGAGAAGAAGAAACGGCAGCAAGCGAAGATCCAAGAGATCCTCGACTTACAAGAGGAATACACCCGCGAAGTAAAAGCGAGTGTCTGGGAAGATCTAGCAAGTGCCCGCAAGCAATCAATTTCAGATAACGATTGGAGCGCGAGTCATGTTTGGTAGAAAACAGAAACGGATCAGAGAGCTCGAAAAAGAAGTCGATCGCTTACGGGCCATCGAACGGGAGCAGATCCAACTCTTGAACGCTTCTCTTGATCGGGAATATCAATTATTGGAAAGGAAACAAAAAGATGGTAACAATCAATAAGCTCGAGATCGAAAACGTCAAACGCGTTAAAGCGGTCAAGATCGAGCCGTCAGCGAAGGGGCTGACAATCGTCGGGGGAAACAATAACCAAGGGAAAACGAGCGTATTAGACGCGATAGCGTGGGCCTTGGGTGGCAATAAGTACAAGCCGTCACAACCTCAACGCGAGGGGTCAACAATTCCCCCAAGCCTAAAAATCACACTATCGAATGGCCTTATCGTCGAACGCAAGGGCAAAAATAGCGATCTAAAAGTTATTGATCCAAGCGGAAACAAGGCCGGCCAGAAATTGCTTGATAGCTTCGTCGAAGAACTCGCTCTTGATCTTCCAAAATTTATGGAAATGACGAATAAAGAGAAGGCGACGACACTCTTACAAATTATCGGGGTAGGCGATCAGCTCGTCAAGCTCGAAATGGAAGAAAAGACCAAGTACCAAGAGCGCCACGCAATCGGCGTCATCGCGGACCAAAAAGAAAAGTTTGCGAAAGAACAACCATATTATCCAGACGCGCCGAAAGAGCTCGTCTCAATCGCGGACTTGATCCAACAACAGCAAGAGATCCTAGGACGAAATGGCGAAAATGCTCGCAAGCGTCAGAATCTCGCGAAAATAGAAAGTTACTATCAAGCCTCCCTTGCTGACGTGCAACGTTTGGAAACATTGCTCAAGGAAGCAAAAGAAAAGAACCAAGAATTCGCGCAAGATTTAGATATCGCTCGCAAAGACGCGCAAGATCTGATTGACGAATCGACACAAGAGATCGAAGAAAGTATCGCGAATATTGAGCAGATCAACCTCAAAGTCCGGGCGAATCTTGACAAAAACAAGGCCGAAGAGGACGCGAAGATTTACCGCGAGCAATACCGCGAATTGGATCTTGTGATCGAGGGTATTCGTAAGCAAAAAACGGACTTGCTCACAAACGCGGACTTACCACTCCCGGGCTTATCCGTGGATGATGGCGAGCTCTTATATCTCGGACAACGCTGGGACAATATGTCCGGATCGCAACAATTACAAGTCGCGACGGCTATCGTTCGCAAGCTCAAGCCTGATTGTGGCTTCGTCTTAATTGACAAGTTAGAACAGATGGACCAGATCACACTTGCGGAGTTTGGGGCATGGCTCGAAAACGAAGGCTTACAAGCAATCGCAACGCGTGTCTCAACGGGTGGAGAATGTTCCGTCATCATAGAAGACGGGTACAGTATCAAGCCCGACAGTTTCGAAAACGGACTATTAAACGGAGCAACAAATGGTACACAAGAAACAGTCGCGCCAACTTGGCAAGGCGGATTCTAAAAAGCAGAAAGAAGGAAGAAATCATGAAACAAACAGACAAATTCGCAGTATTAAGAGATAAAGAAACAGGAAATTTTTTAAGAGAATATAAAAGCAAAAAAGGGACGTTTGCTTATTCCGCTGAATATACGGATGATCTTAGACACGCTGCAAAAAATGAACTCAAGGCAATCGAAGACCAAAAAGAAGACTTTGAAAAATTAGCAAACATGCTCAATTGTGAAATTTTAGTCGTCGAAGCAGAGTACACATTAAAGACGCGCGACGGAAACAAACCGAAAGATCTTACAGAAGAGATCGAAGAAGCAAAACGCAAACACCTTGTAAATCTTCTTAATAGTCTCTTTTCTGATAAAGACGACGAGGAGGAATAAAAAATGCAAATTACAAGAGGAAGGAAGGCACGGGCACAAAAGGTCGTTATCTACGGCCCGGAAGGGATCGGAAAGTCTAGCTTTGCGAGTCAATTCCCGGATCCGGTATTCATTGATACGGAAGGATCAACGGACAATATGGACGTGGCCCGGTTAGACAAGCCTACAAGTTGGGCAATGCTCAAAAACGAGATCGCGTTTATTAAAGCAAACTCGGACGCTTGCAAGACACTCGTCATCGACACGATCGACTGGGCGGAACAACTCGCGGTCGATTATGTTTGCGCACAGCACCAAAAGAACGGGATCGAAGATTTTGGATGGGGCAAGGGGTATATATACGTCCAAGAAGAGATCGGGCGTTTGTTGAATAGCTTGTCCGAGCTTGTGGATATTGGAATCAACGTCGTTTTGACCGCTCACGCACAGATCAAGAAATTCGAGCAGCCGGACGAAATGGGATCATACGATCGATACGAATTGAAGCTCGGGCAAAAATCAAGCTCGAAAACAGCTCCACTCGTTAAGGAGTGGGCCGATATGGTGCTCTTTGCGAATTACAAGACAATCGTCATGACGACGGACACCGGAAAGAAGAAAGCCCAAGGGGGCGAGCGTGCCATGTACACGAACCATCGCCCGGCGTGGGACGCGAAGAATCGTCACGGATTGCCGGATCGATTGCCGTTTACTTATGACAGTATCGCGCATATTTTCGCGACGCAACAAGTGACACCGCAACCGCAAGCACAACCGCAACCGGCACAACCGGCACAACCAACGCCAGAGCCTCAACCGGAGGAGCAACCGAAGAACGATATCAAGGAACAATTGACCGAGAGCGGTCAAGAGGTGGCCCAAGAAATGGGACGCGCACCGCAACCGCAACAAGCACCAACAAGCAGTACGCTTCCGCAAGCATTGATCGATTTAATGACACCGCACGGCGTGACAGAAAGCGAATTGCAAGACGTGGCATATATCCGCGGACACTTCCCGATGGGAACGCCGATCGAAAACTTCCCGGCGAATTATTGGGATATGATCGTCGCGAATTGGGACGCTACACTTGACGTCATTCAAAATCAAATCCGGAAAGATCCGGAGTTACCATTTAACACTAACAACTTATAAGAATTAAAGGAGAAATAATCATGACACAACAACAATACAACAACTTTGAGCGCGAATTTGGATGGGATGACACGATTCAAAAGGATTCCGAATTCGTCCTATTGCCAGAAGGGCTCTACTATTTCACAGTTAAGAGCTATGATCGCGGACGTCACACGCCGAACCCTCAAAACCCCGGCAAGTTGCCAGCTTGTCCAAAAGCGACAGTCTATCTTCAAGTTGTGGCAAACGAAGGCGAGACAGAGCTCCGTCATAATCTATTCTTGCACAGCTCAACCGAAGGTATGCTCTCCGCATTCTTTGGATCTATCGGACTAAAACGTAAAGGCGAACCGCTTCGCATGGATTGGAATGCCGTCATCGGCAAAGTCGGAGTTTGTAAGGTTGGTATCCGTGAGTACAACGGCAACAAGTACAACGAAGCAAAAAGCATGATTTACGCCGAAGACGTGGACTATACGAAGGTATTGAACGCGCAACCGGGACAAATTCAAGGATTCCAACAACAACCGACGCAAGGATTCAATCCCGGGCAGTTTTAAGGGGGTATAAATGGAATTACGGCCTTATCAACAAGAGGCGCGGGAAGCCGTTCAGAAGGAGTGGGCAGAAGGGCGTAAACGTACCCTTCTCGTCCTTCCAACTGGGACGGGAAAGACGGTCGTCTTTTCAAAAATCATTGAAGATCAAGTCCGAGAAGGGAAACGCGTCCTCGTACTCGCTCACAGATCCGAGTTATTGGATCAAGCAAGCGACAAGCTCAAGACCGCAACGGGACTCGGTACGGCACTAGAGAAGGCCGAAAGTACGTCAATAGGTTCATGGTATCGAGTGGTCGTGGGATCTGTCCAAACAATGCAACGGGAGAAACGATTGAGTCAATTCCCACCCGATTGGTTTGATACAATCGTCGTCGATGAAGCTCACCACGCTATATCAGACGGCTATCAGAAAGTTTTAAACCATTTCGGAGATTCGAACGTCCTCGGGGTTACAGCAACGCCAGACCGTGGAGATATGAAGAACCTCGGATCGTACTTTGACAGCTTGGCCTATGAGTATTCACTCGTGCAAGCGATCAAGGAAGGCTATCTATCCAAAATTAAAGCCTTAACGATTCCGATTGATCTCGATCTCTCAAGCGTTTCAATGTCCGCGGGAGACTTTAAAGCGAGCGACGTCGGAACGGCACTCGATCCGTACCTCGTACAGATTGCGGACGAAATGGCCGAATATTGCAAGGACAGAAAAACAGTCGTCTTTCTTCCGCTTGTGAAGACAAGCCAAAAATTCCGCGATATCTTAAACGAGCGAGGGTTTAAAGCAGCCGAAGTCAACGGCGAATCGAAGGATCGGGCGGAAGTACTCGAGGACTTTGAGCGTGGCCGGTACAACGTCTTGTGCAACTCAATGTTACTCACGGAGGGGTGGGATTGTCCCTCGGTTGATTGCGTGGTGGTATTGAGACCGACGAAAGTCCGGGCGCTCTATTCGCAGATGGTGGGACGTGGGACGCGTCTTTTCCCCGGAAAAGAAGAGCTTCTTCTGCTCGATTTTTTATGGCACACCGAACGCCATGAGCTTTGTCGCCCGGCTCACTTAATATGTGAGAGCCTGGAAGTCGCGAAAAAGATGGTCGAGAATATGGAAGAGGAAACGGGCGTCGTGCTCGATCTTGAGGATATGGAAGCCAAAAGCGCGGAAGACGTCGTGGCAGAACGCGAAGAAGCTCTCGCGAAGCAACTCGCAGAAATGCGGAAACGCAAGCGCAAACTCGTCGATCCGTTGCAATTCGAAATGTCTATCCATGCCGAAGATCTTTCGAATTATGTCCCTAATTTCGGGTGGGAAATGGCCCCGCCTTCTGAAAACCAACTCAAGGCCCTCGAGAAGTACGGTATCTTTACCGACGAAGTGGGCAATGCTGGGAAAGCGAATCTCTTACTTGATCGCTTGAACAAACGACAGAACGAAGGACTTTCGACGCCGAAGCAAATTCGCTTCCTTGAAAGTCGAGGTTTCCAAAACGTCGGAATGTGGAGTTTTGAGAACGCAAGAAACATGATTGATCGTATCGCAGCCAACGGGTGGAGAATACCGCACGGGATCAGAGCGAGCGAATACTTACCAAATTAGAAAGGAAGGGCATGAACAACGAAAGAGAATTTGACTTGTTGCCATTACTCGATCATATCAACCCCGCCATTTTGTCCTATCAAGAATGGATCAATGTCGGGATGGCCTTAAAACATGAAGGATATACCGCGTCGGATTGGGATAATTGGTCGCAGAATGACACGCGTTACCGTAAATTCGAGTGTTTCAAGAAGTGGGACACCTTCAACGAAGAAGCCGGCTCGATCGTAACGGGTGGGACAATCGTCCAACTAGCGAAAGATCACGGGTGGGTGAATCCGTACTCGAACGACAGTGAGGGCGCTCACGAGCTCGATTGGAACGACACGATCGATCGGGACTATCGCGTTATCGATAAGAATTGGATTGAGGGAAAAGAGATCCATGAGCCGGCTGTTTGGAATCCGACGCAAGAGATCATTCGATACCTCGAGGCCTTGTTTGAATCGTCCGAAAACGTGGGATATGTCACAGAAAGCTATCCAAAAATCAACGACGAAACGGGCGAAATTGAAAAATGGCTTCCGACCAAGGGAGCGTATGACCGGACAGCCGGGCAACTGATTGAGCAATTATCCAAGTGTAACGGAGATATCGGGGCGGTACTCGGGGACTATCACAAGGAAGCGGGCGCGTGGATTCGCTTCAATCCACTCGACGGTAAGGGCGCTAAAAATGAAAACGTGACGGAATTCCGCTACGCCCTTGTTGAATCGGACAGCATGAGCGTAGAGAAGCAAAACGCGATCTATAAAGAGCTTGAATTGCCGATCGTGGCCCTCGTCTATAGTGGGAACAAGTCCTTACACGCTATCGTGAAGGTGGACGCGAGCAATTATGACGAGTACCGAAAACGCGTTGACTATCTATATAAGATCTGTCAGAAAAACGGGATCTCGGTCGATACGCAAAACCGCAATCCGTCGCGCTTGTCCCGTATGCCGGGCTTCGAGCGAAACGGGCAAAAGCAATTCCTTGTCGATACCAATATCGGAAAAAGAAATTGGGAAGAATGGTATCAGTATATCGAGGATTTAAACGACGATCTACCAGATCCGGAAGGCCTCGGGGATAGTTGGGACAATCTTCCAGAGCTTGCGCCCGAGCTGATTGAAGGCGTGCTTCGCCAAGGACACAAAATGCTGATCGCCGGGCCATCCAAGGCCGGGAAGTCGTTCAGCTTGATCGAAATGTCGATCGCAATCGCAGAAGGCCAGAAATGGCTTGGATGGAACTGTACACAAGGCAAGGTCCTATATGTCAATCTTGAGTTGGATCGTGCGTCATGTCTCCATAGATTCCGCGACGTGTACGAAGCAATGGGATTGCAACCGAACAATTTGCAAAATATTGATATCTGGAATCTTCGCGGTAAGACTGTACCGATGGACAAGCTAGCTCCGAAATTGATCCGCCGATCACTCAAAAAGAATTATATCGCGGTTATCATCGACCCGATTTACAAAGTCTTGACGGGTGACGAAAACAGCGCAGATCAGATGGGACACTTTACGAATCAATTTGACAAAGTAGCGACAGAGCTCGGGTGCTCGGTGATCTATTGTCATCACCACTCGAAGGGCTCACAAGGTAACAAGAAGTCAATGGATCGTGCGAGTGGATCAGGCGTATTCGCTCGAGACCCGGACGCGCTAATCGACTTGGTAGAATTGGACGTCACGGAGGAGCTATTCGCACAGCGTATCAATTATACGGCGTGCCGGATCTACAAAGAGGCCTTGCAAACGTGCAACCTTGGATATTACCAAGAGGAAGTTACACTCGACGATCTTCAAAGTGCTGCAACTATGCGGACTCACTTTGAACGAGCAATTCCAAATATACTCGATCGCAAGCCTTGGACAGATAAGATCGAACAAGCCCGTCATGCAATCGAAATTTCGACAGCGTGGCGCGTGGAAGGAACGCTTCGGGAGTTTGCCAAATTCAAGCCGATCAATATGTGGTTCAGCTATCCAGTACATTTCTTGGACGATTCGGGGGTGCTTGCTGATATTCAGCTAGAGGATACGAACGCCAAAAATTCACCTTGGAAGAAAAATTTCGACAAGAAGTTATCAAAAGAAGAGCGAACCGAAAAACGCTCCGAAAAAATCGAAACAGCTATTGAGGCCCTCGATGATGGAATAAGTCCAGTTACAATTGATGATCTGATCGATTATTTCTCACTCGAAGATAAGCCGGTAAGTGAAAAAACCATCCGACGATGGATCAAAAACAACGGCAAATTCGAGGTAGAAAACAAAGAAATTATACCAAAATCAGACTCTAAACATGAGGGACAATGAGGGACAAAATCGAAAGACACTATCGAAAATGTCCCTCTGATAAAAATGTTTTTGAGGGACAAAGTCGAAGGACATTATCGAGTTTGTCCCTAGGGACAAAGTGAGGGACAGGGACAAAGTCGAAGGACAAATTCGAATGTGTCTTTCGAAAATGTCCCTAGGGACAAGGGACAAATTATCGAAAATGTCCCTGTCCCTATGAGGTCAATTTGAGGGACAAAATGAGGGACAAACTCGATTATTTATCGAAAATGTCCCTAGGGACAAAATGAGGGACAGAATCTCTCCTCTACCGAGGGAGAGATTTAGGAAAATGTCCCTGATGGTCCATGGGAACAGGAACAGGAACAGGGGGGCTTTGCTCCCGCCCCCTGTAACCCTGTAACCCTGTCCCCTAACATGGACGAAGCGCGAGAGCGTGAAGCTAAAAATAAAAAGTAAGAAAAAGAAGGTATAAAAAAATGGGACGTACTATCGGAAGTAAAAACAAAAAACAAAAACGACGTTCTGAAAAATTATTTATTGCCAAGACTATGCCTCCACTCTATCACACGTTGCCGGGGGAAGAATTTGATAATGATAAAAGCCAAGTATATGCTTGGATAAAAAATCAGACTGACTTAATTCAGTGGCTTTGGAGACAGTTAGGATCAGCTGGTTACATTGTCTACAATTCAGAAACTGGCCAGTGGAAGGGTGTGGATTACGATGATTGAATTTTTCTTGCCAATGAAAAATATACCAACTACGACACACCAACAGAAACAAGTCGCTGTGGTGAATGGTAAGCCACAATTCTATGAGCCTCAAAAGTTGAAAGAAGCTAGAATCTTATTTACAACCTTGCTTACTCCATACACACCAAACGAAAAAATTGAAGGGCCCATACGTCTAACGGTGAAATGGCTATTTCCTAAAATCAAAAAAGCGACTCATGGTCAATACAAGACTACTAAACCAGATACGGATAATTTGCAAAAGCTTCTAAAGGATTGTATGACTGATCTTGAGTATTGGAAAGATGATGCTCAAGTCGCTAGTGAGATTGTTGAGAAGTTTTGGTCAGACACTGTTGGGATATATGTCAAGGTGGAAGAGCTATGAATTATATTAATTTCTTCGAGACTGAAGTTCCGAATTGGATGAGAGAAAACAACCAAATGATGCAGCATGTCGGTTTCAACACCCCTGCATACTGGAATTGGGTAGTCGTCTCTATCGACAAGGTCTGTGAAAAATACAATAACGATATTTTGGTCAAAAACCAATTTCATATTATCTGGGATTTCCTAGATGAGAAGGCTAGGAAGGTCTCAGATACAAATAATGGTAAAACGGTGGAATGATCGCATAGCTGGTGTTAAATATGCACCACGGCCATACGAGAAACCGGTAACGGTGTTGGAACGTGTAGAGTATTTTAGACATTGGTTTTATACCACACACCAAAAAGAATTAGGTGCAGTGGCAATCAAACTAGGTATTGGGAATAAGAAGCTCAACCGTATTCTGACACTAGAGCAGTTGCCGGATGATGAATTACTAAAGGAGATGATGGAGCTATGCAAGTAAAAGAGTATGCGCTATATAAGGGCGAGGAGTTACTGGCAATGGGGACTAAGCGTGAAATAGCTGAACAATTGGGTGTGTCAGCTAGCACCGTTGGTTACTATGGCACGCCGGTATACGCTCGAAGAGTCAGTGAAAACGGAAGGAGATTAATCGAGTTATGAAATATAAAGTTATTGTTTACTACGACAACATGGAAGATAGTGAGCATATCTTCCAGACGAAGAATGAAGCAATCAACGAAATGCACAGATTGGGATTGAAATATCGCAACGCAAGAAAATATAAGGTGGAGTTAGTCGAATGCGGTGGATAGTACGAGTAGCACGCACAATGGACGATGTTAAAGAGTGCCATTTCACAGATAAAACGAAGGCACTGGAATACGTTGAAGCGTTGAAAAAGTTAATCATGGCAGTAGATGATGTCACTGTCTGGATGGAGGAAATTGATGACGATGACTAGAAAAGAAGCAGTACAGAAATTGGCAACAGCAGGACGCCTTTCAATAGCCCACGCTGAAGATTTATATGATTCGTTCTTCCCTAAACCAGTAGTGCCGCAGTATGTTGCGGATTGGTATGAGGGGAATAAGGTAGATTTAAACGGTGCGTTATTTATAATGGTGAGACTATGGGATGAAAAAAGCAGAAATTCAGACTTTTATCGATGGTTCAGAAAAGATAAGGAAGCTTTCCAAACCCTCGTCAACATGCACCAGTTCGGCTATGAGGTCGAGGAAGGAAAACGTTACACGGTTCGAATTAAAGGGGTTGATGGATACACTACTCACCTTAATCAAAACTTAGACAATCAAGTATGGTTTTTTGCATCAAATGAAAGAATTGACGGTTTTAGAGTTAGACACACCCGCAAAGAGCTAGAAGAAGCTGGTTTCGGCTGGGTGTTCGACTGCGAGGGTATTGAAGTGAAAGAGGTCGATGATGGAAACGATTAAATTTTTTTTGATGGTCGTAGCTGCGGTTTATGCTTGGCACACGCTGTTTGGTGGGGGTGAATAGATGACTAATCTTAAACGATTGCAAAAGAAGAGGATTTATAATGAGCTGGCAGTCGCAACGATTCTGTTACTGGTCTCACTGGCCATTAACGTGACCACTGTTCTACGAGTGGTTAATAGACCTATCGAGACAGTGGTTATCCATAAAGCTGACAATGCCGTTGAATTACACGGCAAGGTGACCGGGAAATCTATGGTAGGGAAACTATATACGCTCGATTGCGGAGCTTACGGGAAATTCCTTGTCAGCAAGGAACAATACGATAGCGTGCAAGTAGGGGATGATATCCCCAGCTATTTGAAAGGGAGAGGAAGTTAAGATGAAAGAAACTCAAGAGGATTGCTTGGCGAAAATAGGTAAATATTGGGAAAGAGCCTATTTTATTGGAGTATTTCAATATTCTTATACTCATGGAGATAGCCCCATGGTTGGTGGTTATAAAGCTGGACAGGTTTCATATCCAGTTGCAGTGGTTCGTTTTGGTGGTAAATTGTATCAGTTAAAACTTGATGAAATTGACTTTTGTGAGGTAAAAATGAGACCTAGTGCCGTTGCAGCTAATTGAAGTTGCAAAAATCCTTAATCAGTACTAAAAAAGCCAAGGCATTCTCTACCTCAGCTAATAGTCATATCACAACGACTATTATACTACAAAAAGGAGACGGAGAGTGAACAAGGCTAAAGAGATCCTAAATGAGCTACAAAATCTTGATATGGACATTCAAAGCCGTATAGATGAAATCAATGAGCTTGAGGCAGGGTTGCTCTCAAGCCCCAAGTGGACAGCAGACAAGGTTAAAGGCGGTCAAGCCAAAAAGGTTGATGATGTCTATACTCAGCTTATTGTGATGAAAGAGGCGATAGAGCAAGACACAAAGGAAGCTATTGACAGGAAACTTGAACTTGGTAGGTTGATTAACAAGCTGAAAAATCCAAAGAGCAGGGCAGTCCTCAGAATGACTTACATTACTAAGATGTATGTTGATGATGTTTGTGACAAAATGGGTATCAGTAGAACCACTTTCTATACTCTGAGGAATACAGCTATTTGTGAGTTGAATGATGTTTTGGAAAAATGGAACTAAATTGAACTTTACAAAACCGTACTGAACAAATCAATACTTGTTAGCACAGTTTTGATATTATGCTAGAATGGTAGTATCAAGAATTAAGGGTAAGGCGCTTATGAAGTGTCTGCCCTTTTCTTTTTTGTCAAAACAAACAAAGCAGGGGGGGGCATGGAGAAAAGTGAACTAGCACGCAAAGACTATGAGGCAGGCATGAAGTACAAAGACATTGCTACCAAGCATGATGTCTCAATTAACACAGTCAAATCATGGCAACGCAGACACAAATGGAGCCGTGACAAAAAGGGTGCACCCAAAACCCCAAGAGGTGCACCCAAAGGGAATAAGAATGCAGACGGGCACGGAGCACCTAAAGGAAACACCAACGCCCTCAAACATGGCTTGTTTGCTAAGTATCTGCCTCAAGAGGTCTATGAGATAGCTCAGGAGGTTTCAGAGAAACAGCCTATAGATATACTCTGGGAGAATATAACGCTGACCTATGCTAATCTACTGCATGCTCAGCGTATTCTATTTGTCCAGGATATAGAAGATACCAGCACCTTTGTCACAAGCACAGGAAAGGCTGGCACAGGCTATGAACATCATACAGCATGGGATAAGCAAAGCAAGGCTCTAGCTGCAATAGCAAGGGCACAGTCAGAGCTTAAAGGCATGATTAAGACCTATGATGAGTTGACACGGTCACCACTTGTAACAGAGGAGCAACGCTTGAGAATTGATAATCTCAAAGCTCAGCTAGGCTCTAATGATGAGGATGACACAGTCATTACTGGATTTACATTTGATAGGAGTGAGTACAATGGCGATACTGAACCTAGCCAAACTGATTAACCCAGTCTTTGACAGCGTACTCTACACCCTCAAGAGCCATGTAGTGCTGAAAGGTGGGCGTGCCTCTACTAAGTCCTCTGTAGTGTCTATTGACCTAGTGAACAGCTTTATCAGTGACCCTCTAGGTAATGTGGTAGTACTACGCAAGGTTGGTAAGTACCTGAGAATGTCTGTCTACGAACAGATAAGATGGGCAATCTATGAAATGGGGCTAGCTAATCAGTTTCACTTTGGTAAGTCACCGCTACAAATAACCCACAAGAAGACGGGAACAGCGTTCTATTTCTACGGTGTAGACGACCCCATGAAACTCAAATCGCAGAAGATAGCTAAAGGTTATGTCATGGCTGTCTGGTTTGAGGAGCTGGCAGAGTTTGCAGGACGTGAGGACATTGACATAGTTGAGGATACCTTTATCCGTCAAGAATTGCCAAACGGCAAAGAGGTCAAGGTCTATTTCACCTACAACCCACCACGCAACCCTTATGATTGGATAAATGAGTGGGTAGCAGAGAAAGCGGGTGACCCCACCTATCTCATACATCACAGCACCTATCTTGATGACAAGCTAGGCTTTTTGTCTAAGCAGATGAAAGCCAAGATAGCCAGGTACAAAGAGACTGACCCTGACTACTACCGCTGGATGTATCTAGGAGAGGTGATAGGGCTTGGTAATCATGTCTACAACATGAACTACTTTAAGCCACTAGAGAGCCTCCCTGATGATGACAAGGTGATAGGTATATCATTCGCAATGGACACCGGACACCAACAATCAGCTACAGCTTGCGGTGCTTATGGTCTGACTTCAAAGGGCAATGTGATTCTGTTAGATACATTCTATTACAGCCCAGCCGGTCAAGTAATCAAGAAGGCGCCTAGCGAATTGACTGTTATGGTTAGTAACTTCATCGACAAGGTGCTTAAACAGTACCGAGTGCCAAAGCTACGCATGACCATTGATAGTGCTGAAGGTGCTTTGAGAAACCAATATTTCAAGGATTTTGGGGAGCGATGGCATCCAGTAGCTAAGAAGAAGAATCAAACCATGATTGATATGGTTATCAGTCTGTTAGCTGAGGGGCGTTTCTATTACTTAGACATTCCAGCAAACAAGATATTCTACGAGGAACATAAGATGTATCGATACGATGAAAAGACGATACATTCTGATGATCCAAAAGTTATTAAAGAGGATGACCACACAGTCGATGAATTCAAATATTTCGTTTTAGATAACGCAAGAGAACTAGATTTGAAAGCTTAAAAGGAGCTACTAATGGGAATCATACAGACCATTAAGAACATCTTCAAAAGGAGTAATTATGTGATGACTAATCAAAGTCTAAACAGTATCACCGACCACCCTAAGATTGCTATATCACCAGAAGAATACAACCGTGTCATGGACAATCTGCGCTATTTTGCAGGGAGTTTTGACCGTGTGAGCTATCGAGATAGCAACGGGACAGATTTGAAGCGTGAATTCAACCACTTGCCTATCGGACGTACCGCATCAAAGAAGGTTGCCAGTCTCGTATTCAATGAGCAAGCTAAGATTCAAGTCGATAACGAAACGGCTAATGAATTCATCAACGAGACACTTAAGACCGACAGATTTAGCAAAAACTTTGAACGCTACCTAGAGAGCTGTCTTGCCCTCGGTGGCCTTGCTATGCGTCCATACGTTGATGAAGACCGTGTCAGAGTGTCATTTGTACAAGCACCAGTATTCTTGCCGCTGCAATCAAACACACAAGACGTTTCGAGTGCTGCTATTGTGACTAAAACACTTAAAACAGAAGGGCAAAAAGTAAAATACTACAGTCTTATCGAATTCCATGAGTGGACTAAGGACAGCTACACGATAACTAATGAGCTATACGAATCTGAATCTAAAACTCGTATCGGTCAACGTGTACCTTTATCAATGCTCTATGAGGATTTAGAAGAGACTGTAACGTTAAATGGTCTTACAAGACCGCTATTTACGTACCTTAAACCTCCGGGAATGAACAACAAGGACATTAACAGTCCTCTTGGTTTATCTATCTTCGACAACGCTAAAACTACGATGGACTTCATCAACACCACTTATGACGAATTTATGTGGGAAGTCAAAATGGGACAGCGTAGGGTTGCAGTGCCGACCCAAATGATTAAGACTGAGTACGATACAAGCGGTGAGAAGGTCACAGTCAAACGTGAGTTTGAAACTGGTCACAATGTCTATGAACAGTTTGACAGCGGTGACATGGATAAAGGTATAGGCATTACTGACCTTACCACTGATATCCGTTCGGATGATTATATCAAGGCAATCAACAAGGGATTGAGTTTGTTTGAAATGCAACTAGGCGTGTCCGCTGGTATGTTTAGCTTCGACGGTAAATCTATGAAGACTGCTACAGAGGTAGTGTCAGAGCAATCAGACACTTATCAAATGCGTAACTCTATTGCGACTCTTGTTGAGCAGTCACTAAAAGAGCTTGTCATTTCAATCCTAGAGCTTGCTAAGGTCTACAATCTCTACGCTGGTGAGATTCCAACCATGGATGAAATCAGTGTTGATTTAGACGATGGTGTATTTACTGATCGTAACGCCGAGTTCGATTACTGGTCTAAAATGGTAGCGTCTGGATTCGCACCGAAAGTTATGGCCATTGAAAAAACTCTCAACGTGACCGAGGAACAAGCTCAAGAGATTTACCAAGCTATCAATGATGAAACTATGGTAAGTGCTGATAGTTATAGGACAAGTGAAGAGGTCGATATTTACGGGGAGTGATAGGCTATGGCTAAAAAGAAACCTATCAAACTAAATGACCAGCAATTAATGCTAGACGCTAGTCGAGTAGCTGATATCTACCATCAAATGACAATAGATTTGTTTGACCAAGTCGTTGACCGAATTAGAGAACGTGGGACTGCTAGTCTTGAGGACAACCCTTATATCTGGCAGCTTGAGAAAATGAGTGAGATGGGCTTGCTTAACAAAGACAACATCAAGCTCATCGCTAGATATTCCGGGATTGCTGAAGAACAACTAAGGTATGTTATTGAAAACGAAGGATATAAGGTATATAAGGACACCAAAACCCAACTTTTAGAATCAATGGGTGGTGGTGATTTTGTTACCAACAATCTTATCCAAACCACATTAGCAAACTATGTTAATCAGACAACAGGAGATATCGACAATCTTATCAATACCACGCTACCTAAGAGTGTCAGAAAGGTCTATCAAGACATTGTTGAGGAAGCTGTTGCAAAGGTGGTCACCGGTTTAATGAATCCAGACAAGGCTATTTCAACCACAGTAATGAAATGGGCTGAGAGGGGTTTCTATGGTTTTACTGACAAGGGCGGCAAACGTTGGAGAGCTGACGCTTACGCTAGGGCAATCATAAAAACTACATCGTGGCGTGTTTATCGTGAAGCGAGGAAGGCGCCGGCTGATGAGCTAGGAATTGATACGTTCTATTATTCGATGAAGCCTGCGGCTCGGGAAATGTGCGCACCGTTGCAGCATCAGATTGTAACGACTGGTCAAGCCAGAGTGGAGGAAGGCGAGAAAATCTTTGCCCTTGATGATTACGGTTACGGCAAGCCCGGAGGGTGCCAAGGCATTAACTGTGGCCATACTATGACGCCGTTTATTCCAGGAGCCAATTATAAGCCAGACTTACCGGACCACTTAAAAAACCTAACACCAGAAGAAGCAATAGAAAATGCTAATGCTCAATCTAAACAGAGAGCAATAGAACGCTCTATCAGAAAGTCAAAGGAGTTGCTTCATGTTGCTAATAAGTTAGAGGACGAGGAACTGATAAGCAAATACAAAGGGCAAGTTAAATCTAGGCAAGCTGCAATGAGGTCTTACTTAGCACAACACCCATTCTTGCATCGTGATTACTCAAGAGAGCGCTATTACAGCGACCCTTTGAGAGAAGCTGAAGCAGAGATAAAGCTGCGTAAACACCAAAATAAAAAACAAACCGTGTCGAATTGATGCGGTTTTTCTATTTGACCTGTCGAATGTCGTAAAACTAGGCAAATTCAGTCCCTTGGACGTAAAACGAAGGAGTTTTAAGCATGAGTTTAAAACGTGACATGTTGGTTGAAGCTGGTATTACAGATAAAGCAGTGATTGATTCCTTAATGAATGCGTACGGTTCTGGGATTGAGAACGCTAAAGCACAAGCTAAGTCTGAATTACAAGCTGAAAACGACAGCCTTAAACAACAACTTGAGCAACAAAGCCAGGCACTCAACGACTTGCAAGCTAAAGAGGGAGCAAGTGAGGAACTCAAACAACAATTGACGGACTTACAAGCTAAATTTGACACTTACAAGACTGAGAATGAAGCTAACCTTGCCCAAGTTACCAAATCAAACGCTATTCGTCTAGCTTTGAAGGATGTGGATGCTCACAATTCAGACGACCTTGCTAAATTCATCAATTTTGACGAAATCGAACTTGATGAAACTGGTAAACCTAAACTAGACAAGGTTATCAAGGGATTGAAAGAAACAAGTCCATATCTTTTCAAACAAGAAGAACAAGCAGCACAACCTAAAATCTTTGCTGGTGGCAATCCATCTGCCAGTCAGAATGGACTTACCAAGGAAGATTTTAAACGAATGGGTATCAATGAGCGTCAAGAGCTTTTTGATAAAGACCCAGAACTATACCAACAATTGAAAGGATGATTTAATCTATGGTTCTTGGAACAACAACGACTGCACAAGTCATCAATCCACAGGTTATGGCTGACATGGTTTCGGCTAAATTGCCTAAACTTATCAAATTCACACCACTCGCAGTAGTGGAGACAACTCTTGTAGGACGTCCGGGGGACGAACTCACAGTGCCACAATGGACGTATTCTGGTGATGCCACTGAAATCACTGAAGGTCAATCAATCCCAATCGACCAACTTGGCACTAAAGAAACGAAAATGAAAATCAAGCAAGCCGGTAAAGCTATTGAAATCACTGACAAGGCCGCTTTGGTTGGTCACGGTAATGTCTATGGTGAAGCTACTAATCAGATCGCTTTGGCTATTGCTAACAAGGTCGACAACGACATCGTTGAAGTTGCCAAAACTGCGACACAAAACATTACTGAAGCCCCTGTTTCAGTAGCGAACATCGACAAAGCCTTGGAAATTTTCGCAGACGAAGAAGACGCTCGTTATGTTGCACTCATCAATCCAAAGGATGCTATTAAATTGCGTGCTGACGCTGGTCAAAACTGGCTCAAAGGTTCAGAAGTCGGTGCTGATGTAGTCGTATCTGGCACTTTCGGTGAAGTTGCTGGCGTGCAAATCGTCCGCACTAAGAAAGTTGAAGAAGGTAAAGGCTTCCTTGTTAAGGTTTCTTCACTTCAAACAGACACAGACGATGATGCTAAATATGGAGCATTCGTGATCAACTTGAAACGTGATGTCATGATCGAGAATGACCGTGACATCTTGAAGAAGACTACTGTTTATTCTGGTGATGAATACTACGGTGTCTACCTTTACGATGACTCTAAGGTGGTTAAGTTCGGAGGTGCCTAATGGGAATGTTAATGCGTCGTCATTTGAACGACACTGAACCTACTCCCGTTACTGAAACGGTTGAGGAAGTAGCGAACACGCTCGAAGATAAGACTGTCGCTGACTTGCGTATCATTGCACAACAGCGTGGTCTCACTGGCATTTCCACATTGACTAAAGCGGAACTTGTAGACCTCCTAAAATGATGAAGGGAGGTGGTTAAATGACATATTTAACCGAAACAGAATTTTTAAAACTTGGTTTTGAAGACGTAGAAGACTTTGAAACACTAGCGGCTAGAGCTAGGCTCATTGTTGATTTGTATATCAAAAACTTCTACGATTTCACCGATTTTGAAACGGACTTCGAGCCACGAAAACAAGCGGTGAAGAAGGCGGTAGCTTATCAAATCGCTTATTTAGATTCAAGTGGCGTTATGACTGCCGAGGATAAGACTTCACTAGCAAGCATGACTGTCGGACGTACTCATGTAAGCTATCAGAACGGCTCTAAGTCGTCCAACGGCGGTCAGAGGTATAATCTATCCATCGACGCTCTAAACTGGCTGACATTGGCTGGTTTTGGCTGTAAGGCGGTGGGCTATGATAGATAAACGCATGTTAGTTGATACTGTCACTATCAAAAAATTGACGGGTGAAACGGATGTATGGGGTAAAGTAACGTATGATGAGCCCACAACCCTAAAATCCGTTAGATTTGATAGGCAGTTCAACGTTAGCGGGTCAACTAACAACCGTAGTCAATCAAAACCCAGTGTTTTATTCGTATATCCGAAATATTGCCCAGTGGTGCTTGATGAAAGTTTTGAAAATGGCTTGATTAACGACGGCAAACGAGATTATAAGATTCGTTCCGTCATTCCAGTCTACTATCCAAGGCAAGACAAAGTGTTTTGTTATGAAATCGAGGTGATCTAATGGGTGCTAATGTAACCGTTAAGGTTGACTTGCAAGGGCTTGAAAAGAAATGCAGTCCTGAAGCGGTCAAACGTGGAAAGATTGCCATGATTAGCCAAATGATAGACGATATGGAGCAGTTTATTCCTCGTAGAGATGGAACTTTGAGCGCCAGCGGCTCACCTTTTAGCGATGGCATTAGATATCCGGGAGATTACGCAAGAGCTCAATTTTATGGCTCTAGCTACAACAAGACTAAGAGTTGGACTTTCAAAAAGTACACTACGCCGGGAACCGGAAAACGCTGGGATAAGAAGGCATCTTCTAAATATTCTAAAGAGTGGGGCAAGGTCGCCTTACGAGCGATGGGGGTTAACTAATGAACGACAACGATTTTTCAGAAGTTCTCGCAAACTTCATCAATACGCTTGGACTGCCGTTGAAATGCAAACTTGATTATCTTTCAGAAGACGAAAGCCTTTCAGTCTATCCCTTGCCCGGTGGCAAAGTGGAAGACGAAGACATGGCTGGCACTCAGATTCTATCGCTACCTTATGAGATAGCTATTAAATCGAAGGACCAGCAAAAGCTAAACGCCATTCTTTGGAAGATAAACACTGAGCTTTCCAAAATCGGATTTGAGTTACCAAGTTCAAATAATTCATATACATTCATAGCCTTGACCGTCGAGACACCGAGCTTAAACGATGCCGACGAGCAGGGCTTTTATATTTACTTGCTTGATTTACAAGCAAGACTTGAAGTAGAAAGGAGCCTTAACTAAATGGCTAAATTTAAAAATGCGATTCGCAAACACTACATCGCACCTTACGACCCAGAACATCCAGACACACCACCAACAGAGGATAAGTACCTATGGATTGCCAAGGGTATCAAAGAATCTGCACCAGAGAATGATGCAGAAGACGATGACGTTGCTTACTTCGACGGTGACGGTACTAAAGAAAAAATCATCACTTCTAAATCTCGTGGTCGCTCATTCGAGGGACACCGTGATTACGATGACAAAGCTCAAAACTTTGTCGTTGAAAAAGAAGACGCCGTGGCTGACGATCTTGTGGTTTGGTACAAGGAAGTAGTGCCTAACGGTAAATATTACAAAGAAGGTCTTGCACGACTTTCTGAAATTGAAGTGGGTGACGGTGAAGCGTCTGAACTTGAAACAATCAAGTTCCAAGTCAACTGGTCTCGTACACCAGTAAAACACGACATCAGTGGCACACCAGTAGCGGCTGCCGCAGCTTCTGGCACTGGTTCAGAAACTTCTGGACGTGCAGCGTCACCGGGTTCTAGCCGTTCGTCTGAAACTGAATCAGCAACCGTAACTGGTTAATCTAACTAAATAAAACAAAGATAAGACAACTTGAGGGGTGGGGTTTAGCCCTTCCCCTCTTTTTTCGTATTAAAGGAGAAGTAACAACATGGTAGTAATTAAAAAACGTAGCAATGTCATCCCTGTCGATTTCGGTGAGTTCCAACTTAATTTCCCAGTGTCAGACGGCAATATTCAACGCATGAAGGCCGTTGGTGAGGATTTGCAAGCCAAAGGGCAAGCGTTCCAAGAAACAAGTGACGAAGAAGCTCTTGGAGCTTTGAAAGCATTGGTAGAAGATGGTTTCAACCAAGTATTCGATGACGAAGAAGCATTCAAACAAGTTTACGCATTCGCTGGTCAGTCAACAATTAACGCTATGTTCTATCTGATTGAAGCTATCAAGGGTATTTCAGAGGAATTTGAAAACCAGAATTCAAAAGCAGCCCTCGACAAGTATCTAAATGCTTGATTTATCACGAAAACTAACAGACAAGTTAGTAATCGATGATGAAGAATTTCCTCTTAATCTGTCCTTTGATAATGTTCTACGACTCTTTGAAATGTGGAGGGATGAGGATGTTCCAGAGTATGTCAAGCCGCATTTTGGCATTCGTATCTTGACTGGTGAGACCTTGGAAGATTTCACCGTGGAAGAAATGACAGAGATATTCAACGAGGTTTTCGAGGAACACATAAGCTTGTCAGAGGTTGAAGACAACCATGTTGAGTATGACTTGGCAGGAAATCCCATGAGGACCACTGCAAGCGATGAGCCAAAGGAGAAAGCACCTTATGACATACGTTATGACGGTGACTACATCTACGCTTCATTCTTGCAAGCCTATGGCATTGATTTATTCGATGTTCAAGGTAAATTGCACTGGAAGAAGTTTAATGCTCTACTTTCTGGACTTCCAGAGGGTACGAAGTTCATGGAAGTTATCAAAATTCGGAAATGGAAACCACAGAAGGGCGACTCAGCCGAGTACAAAGAGGAAATGCGTAGGCTTCAAAAAGATTATGCTCTCCCTAACGAGATTATCGAGGAAGAAGAGGAGTATGAAGAAGAATTTTAGAAAGGAGGTAATAATCTATGGCAGATGGTACAGTCACCATCAAGGCGTTATTTGATGGTAAGGACGCTGAAGGTGGGGCTAAACGCATTAAGAGTTCGCTAGAAGGCTTGAAAAGTGGAGCTGGTAAGGTTGGTTCAGTCTTCAAATCTGTATTAGGTGCTAACTTAATCGGTGGTGCTATCATGGGCGGAATCAGTGCTATTGGTAATGGCATGAAGTCAATGGTTGGTGAGCTTAACAGCTCTACTAAAGCGTGGAAGACCTTTGAAGGCAACATGCAACAGATTAACATGCCTACCGACCAAATCAAGCAAGTCAAAGGCGAGTTGCAGGATTTCGCTACCAAGACCATCTATTCAGCGTCTGACATGGCTTCTACTTACTCACAGTTAGCGGCAGTTGGGACGAAGAATACGACGGAACTCGTTAAAGGTTTCGGTGGTCTTGCGGCAGCGGCAGAGAACCCACAGCAAGCCATGAAGACCTTGAGCCAACAAGCAACCCAAATGGCAGCTAAACCAAAGGTTCAATGGCAAGACTTCAAACTCATGCTAGAGCAAACGCCTGCAGGTATTGCAGCCATTGCAAAAGAAATGGGCATGAGTACCGCTGAAATGGTCCAAGCAGTCCAGGACGGCAAGATTAAGACAGAAGACTTCTTTGACGCTATTGCTAAAGTTGGTAATAACGACACTTTCAGCAAGATGGCCACAGAGTTCAAGACTGTTGACCAAGCTATTGATGGGATGAAAGAGTCCTTAGCGAATAAGCTAATGCCACAGTTTGAAAAACTCAATCAGATTGGTATCAAGGCAGTTGTTGGACTAACTGATGCACTCGAAAGAGTTGATATCAATGGAATTGCTGACAAGATTGGCAGTGGGTTGTCTTCGCTTTGGAAGGGGTTCTCTAACACAGGAGCTTTGGAAAACCTTGGTGCGACCTTCACATACATCTCAAGCTCAATCAAGCAACTATTTAGCAAGATTGACGGTAGCAAGCTCATGCAGGGCATTGGCTCGGTGTTTGGTGATATCGCTAACGGTATCTCACAAGCTCTAAACATTGCCACGACCTCGGTTAGAAGTTTCATTACTTCATTTGCTGATACGGGGGCATTTCAGTCGTTTAAAGCAGCGGTGCAAGATACTTGGAACGCTCTTAAAACTATCGGCTCATCATTCGGTGAGGTATTGGGTAGCTCGCAAATGCAGTCAATCATTGCAGGCATCGGCTCGGCACTTGGAACGCTTGTAAACTGGATATCTCAAGTTATTTCAGCAATATCTAGGTTTATCAGTGCAATTCCGCCGGGAATCTTAAACGGTATCACTAGCGGTATTCTGGCAATGGTAGCAGGTTTCATGACTGCAAAGGCTGGTATTTCAGCGGTAGGTGTTGCATTGAAAGGTTTGGACTTCATCAAGAGTCTAAACCCATTCAAGAAGTTTGGAGAGGACGCTGCAGAAGGAACAGAACAAGCTGCCAACAGTGCTAGACGTTCTAAGTCAACTATTACTCAACTATTTAGTGGGATATCCAACGTTATCAAGTCTTCTGGTAATGCAATCAAAGGAATCTTGACAGCTATATTCAAAGGTATTGCTGAAACTTACAAAGGTTTCGGGCAAGGTATGAAACTTGTCTTGCAAGGCCTTAAAGGATTGAATCCAGCAACCTTGCTTTCGTTCGGTGCTGCCGTAGCTATCGCAGCCGTCGGAATAGGTGCCGGTATTGGTATCATCGTTGCATCGTTTACGCTATTGGCTACTCAATCCCAAGGCGTTTCACAAATTCTAAACGCCATAGGTTCAGCGTTCGGAACTGTTGTTGAATCAATCGGTAAGGCAGCAGGGTCTATCGTTGAAGCCTTTGGTACGGCATTCGGTATCGTCATTAAGGCAGTCGGTGAAGCTGCACCAGGACTCGCCAAACTTTCGCCATTGGTTGAAGCTATCGGCACTGCTCTAGGCAATGCAGCTCCAGCTATTACGGCGTTTGGGAATGCTTGGACGTCTATTTTAGGGACGTTGCCAGCTATCATTGACGCTTTTAGTGGTTTGGCCACCGCTCTAGGTTCTGCGATTAGCCAGATAGTTACAGCAGTAACTCCGATTGTCCAAATTATCAGCGACACAATCACGGCAGTCGCTCAAATAATCGCTAACGCAATCGTGGCAATAGCTCCAGTAATTTCAAACTGTATCGTTCAAGTTGCTCAAGTAATCGGGCAATTCGGACCACAGATTGCAATGGTCTTACAAGTAATCGTGCAGGCTATTCAAGCAACGGCACCAGTCATTATGACCTTGATTCAAGGGATTGTGACAGTCGTTCAGACGATGGCCCCAGTCATCAGTCAAGTGATTTCTGCCATTGTTACCGTTGTCCAAACGTTAGCACCTATAATCACCCAAATCATTTCAGCGATTGTTACAGCAATCACTCAAATCGTGCCTATCATTACGGCAATTGGCGGTGTGATTAGTGCTGCATTTAGTGGCATTGCATCGGTTGTGTCAGCAGCAGGAATGGCAATCGCTACGGCCGCAATGGGTATCGGTACGGCTATTAGTACAGCCCTAAGTGGTGTGGCAAGCATTATTAGTGCTACTGGTTCAGCTATCGGAGCAGCCTTGCAAGGCATAGCCAGCGTAGTGCAGTCAGTCGGAACGTCAATCAGCACAGCGGCTCAAGGTATCGGAAACGGTATCAAATCAGCGTTTGAAGGTATTTCAAGCGTAATT